CGGGAGAGGTTCCACTCGACATTGGACCAGCGCCATCGATATCCTTCAGACAGAAAGGGTAACTCGTTTGCTACTGTAGAAGTGTTTGATCCAGTGGCGACGCTGAAGGAACTTGAGGAACTTGATCGCGAGTTGAAAATTCTGGAGTGGGTACGTATTCGACCTCATCTGCGAGACGAGCTGCGGATAGACTAGGTATCCCTTGCATTGGCCAATGCTGAATCCAGTAACGGCGTACCAGTATCGAAGTGGCCTGAGTGGACGTTTTACGAGGCGGTTACCAGGCTGTTGATCGAGTCGATCATGAAGGCCCAAATAGTAGAAGTCAACCAACTCGACGAAATTTTTCCGTTACCGGATTCTATGGCTCGTTATTGTCATCCTCCATGCCTGAGTAGCGGTCACGGAAATCGTCTTCGAAGTAATCAATCGGGTCGGTGTATGAGGTGGATGTGAAGGTGCCACCAAGACCACATGCGTTTAGTTTTGAATACCCGACAATCTTCAGTCCACAAGCAGCGCACTCGAAAGATGATGGCAACATCGGCTGTCGTGTGACGATGAGCCCATCTTTGTAGGTCGACGATTCCGTTCCCGCCAATGAGCCGTGTAGCACTGCGACGCTGTCGCATGATGGGCAGCTAACCCGGTGGCCATGTGCGCGCGATGCAGTCGTCTCTGCCTGCTTTGCAAGCTTCTCGCGTTCTGGAGACGATTTCTCGTCCCAAATAGTCTTGTGGGCGTTAATGGTTCCCTTGACTGCCTTTGCAGCTTCGTCCTTGATTGCTTCAATTAAAGTGGAGGCGGTCTTCGCTTCATCGGCTCCGAAGACGTCGTCGAGTGACGTGTCCTGGGCGGCCAGGAGAACGCCGCAGGTTGCATAGAACTGGGGTAGCCACGCCGAGGTGTTTAGTCCGTCAAAGGGGAGGGCCCCTGAGTGCAGTTCAATGTTTCTGCGCTGCAAGTGCAGCGCACAGAAATTGGCTAACTCGCGGTTGAAATCCGGCACAAGCGATTCCAGTCTGGAAATCGCTTCGGTTGCGTCTATCGACTTGGGCGATAACTTTCCGGCATGCCCTTTCTTGCCGAGAGCGAAGAGCACGTTATTCCAGTCCTTTGCGTCAGCAAGAAGTACTGGGGAGACGTGAGCTACGGCGCCACGCAAAATCATCTCAAGACACAACGCGGACCAAAAGCCAAACTGCCATTCATCGCGCGGCTGCTCAAGCATTAGCTCGGCATACCGCGTGGCTTTAGCGGTCAGCGCTTCACTTGACCATTCATGCGGAGTTTTGGTCGCCATTTTCAAGCAAATCCAGGTAGACGCGATCTAGTGATCGACCAACATCAGTAGAAGGTACTGCGCTCCGGCCATGCAGTACGCGCCAGTTGTCCAATAGCACCGTGTGTCCCGGTTCTGACAGGAATATGTCGTGTGCCAGCAACTCGATGTCGAGTTCGGCCATTAATTTAGCCACTTTGCGTGCTGACTCGTTCTTGGGAGAAAGGAAGAGGCTATCCCAGCGAAGCACATCGCGTGTCAGCATCCTCAGCAAAAACATCTTGCCATCAAGTCTACGGCGGGGTGAGAACAAAGCACAACGCATCAAGTCAGGGGGGACAACTTGCTCCAGATCGCTACGGTCGAGCAACCGCGTTGAGACATGTGGAGACCCGATCGAGCATCGAAGAAGCAAGTACCGCGGAGGTCTGTGCCAGTGAGCAAGGTCGGAGTGTAGTGGGAGCTCGCCGAAGCCGTAGTTGCCCCCGTATGTGTTTGGCGGCTTAGCGCCAAGCGGCGTCGCTTTCAATTGTTCGATGGGAGCTGCCACAATTGCTCCGATTGCTATAGCAAGAGCCTTCGCGATTTGACGCGTAGATTCTGTTGGGCCCATGATGCCCAAGTCCACATAGCCAGCAGCTTGCAGTTGACGGCGGATGAGTGACATGGGTGCGCGCGCCCCGACAGAATTTCTATGAGAATATGCGAACTTGGCGCCGATGTCTGCTACCGGTCGACCTAACCCCGTGCTCTACCGAAGTTCGCGTCTGGCAGACATTAGTCCAGTGGCGTGGCGCCCATGGTATTGTCTCCTCTGTTCGTCAAATTCCGAAGTGGGTGTTCACGAAAGATCGGGCGTGATTCGCGCGAGCGTTCGGCATACCCACTTGACACCGCTGTTACAGTGACATATGATTTCCGCCATGATGCACAAGTTGCATGCGAGAAGCCCCGCACGGTTCGCTGTGCGGGGCTTTTTCATTTCCGCGCCCGGAGTTGTTATGGCCGTTCTGATGTTTCGCCGTCGTTCGCACTGGGTGCGTGCGGCTGTGGCGGTCATCGCGTTCATGCGACTGCATTACGTATCGACGAGACGAGCGACATTGCGTTACGACTGTGCAAGCGGCGACTCGATCAAGTCGTCGACGGGCACGGCAAGTGCGCTGGCGATCTTGGACAGCACGTCGGTAGTGCCGACGCGCTGTCGGGTTTCGATCTGGCTGAGATACGGTTTGCTGATGCCGGCTGCTGCGGCGAGCGCATCTTGCGTCATGCGCAGATGATTGCGCCAAGCTCGAACAGGGTGATCGCCCGCCAGTTCAGCATCGAGCACAGCGGCCGGGATGCGGCGGCCGTCGTCGCTTGCCTTGGCCTGCGTGTAGAGCGCTTCATCTTCGAGGTCTTCGATCAGGTCCTTCACGCGGTCCCACAGTTCGATGGGGACCACGGCAAAGGCCCGGTGGCCGTCCTGCTCGATAAATTGAACTTCGGTCATTTGTAGGCACCTCCACGGGGTTTGACGGCCAGCACAACGATCACGACGCGGCCATCTTCGATTTCGTACAACACACGCCAATCGCCAACTCGGAGCCGGTAGCCGGGCTGGCCCGCCAACTTTTTCGCGTTCGGATTCGGTGCGTAGGGGGCAACTGCCAGTGCATCGATCTTTGCCCGAATCGTCGCCGAAATGTTGCGCGGCATTGCCTTGAGGGCTTGGGCGGCTTGTTTGGTGAATTCGATTGAGTGCATGAACACATGTTAGCACATTGCTAACAAATATGCAAACAAAGTTAGCGGATTTGTAGAGATGGCACGACGCCCGATGAAGCCGTGCAAGCACCGGGGGTGCGGTGCGCTCGTCGCGGATGGTAAGTCGCACTGCGATCAACATGCGCACGAGGCCGTCAAATGGGAGTCCGACGCGGTGCGCGGCAATCGTCATGCGCGGGGATACGGAACCGCGTGGGACAAGATCAGGCAGCGCATCTTGCGCCGCGACAGCGGCCTCTGTCAGCCCTGTTTGCAAGCAGGGCGCGTGACTGTCGCCACTGCGGTTGACCACGTTATTTCGAAGGCGCGGGGTGGCACCGACCACGACGAGAACCTGCAAGCGATCTGCCGTGACTGTCACGCGGCGAAGACGGCGCGCGAGCGGTTGCGGTGACGTGGTGGTGGCTGCGCCCGTCGTTGCCCGCCCGGTGTATGCGCCGGGCGGGGAGGGGGGTGAAAAAGTCTAGGAGGTGTCGCCTCCGGGACCGCCCGCTTCGTCGAATTTTCACGCCCGCGAAATTAAAAATTCAGGAGTTGGCCAGTGGGAGGTATCGCGACAGTGCCGGGCCGGGGCAGAAAACCCAAGCCGACGGCGCGGAAAATCGCGGCGGGAAATCCCGGCAAGCGCGCGCTGAATAAGGACGAACCGGATTTCGGCTTGGTCACGAACATCGAGCCGCCGGACTGGATTGTCGGCGAGGCGCGGGACATGTGGGAGCGCGTTGTGCCGCTGCTTTGTGGGCAAAAAATCTTGCAAGTGACCGATCTGCACATTGTCGAAATCTTCTGTGCGGCCTACGGCAACTGGAGGACCGCCCAGGACGATTTGACTCGCAACGGCCCTGTCGTCGACAGCTCGCAAGGCAGTCCGATGAAGAATCCAGCTGCGACCGTTGTGAAGGAAGCGGCGGCGCAAATGGCGAGCTTCGGCGCAATGCTGGGGCTCGACCCGGCGAGCCGGCAGCGCCTGGTCGGCGCAAAGCCGAAAACACCCGACAACCCTTTCGCGAAGCTGCTCGGCAAATGATTGGAAGACATGGCGACGAATTTCCCGCGCGTAGAGCAGGGGCTCAAGTTCGCGCGAGACGTCGTTCGTGGCAAGCGCCCTGCTTGCCGGTATGTGCAACTTGCGTGCAAGCGCCACCTTGACGACCTTGCGGCGAGCCGCAAGAAGGATTTCCGATGGAAGTTCGATCCGGAGGCGGCCGAGCGAAAGCTCGCACTCGTTGAATTGCTGCCGCACACGAAGGGTGAGTGGGCATTCAGAGGGCAACTGGTAACGCTGGAGCCTTGGCAGAAGTTCGGCTTGATGGCGACCTTTGGATGGCTCAACAAGCGCACCGGCAAGCGCCGGTTTCGAGAAAGCTACTGGGAAGTCCCCAGAAAGAACGGCAAATCGGTGATCGCCGCGGGCGTCGGCATCGGCATGTTCGTCCTCGACGACGAGTTCGGTGCGGAGGTATATGCGGGCGCGACGACCGAAAAGCAGGCGTGGGAGGTTTTTCGTCCAGCGCAGTTGATGGTCAAGCGCTCGCCCATGCTGATCGATTCGGCTGGAATAGAGGTGAATGCCTCGAATATGAACAAGCCGGCCGACGGCAGCCGATTCGAGCCGATCATCGGCAACCCAGGCGATGGCGCGTCGCCGTCGTGTGCGATCGTGGACGAGTATCACGAGCACGATAGCGCCGCACTGTACGAAACGATGCTGACTGGCATGGGCGCGCGTCGACAGCCGCTCATGTTCATCATCACGACTGCGGGCGCGAACATTGAGGGGCCGTGCTTCGACAAGCGCCGGCAGGTGATCGAAATGCTCGAAGGGACGGTGCCCGACGACGAGCTTTTCGGCTGGATCTGGACGATCGACGAAGGGGACGATTGGACCGATCCGCGCGTGCTGGCGAAAGCCAATCCGAATATCGGAATCTCGGTCTATCAGGACTATCTGGAAAGCCAGCAGCAGCGTGCGATTAAGTCTGCGCGCTTCACGAACACGTTCAAGACGAAGCACTTGAACGTCTGGACGTCGGCCAAGGCGGGCTATTTCAACCTCGAAGACTGGAAAGCACGCGAGGACCAAGCGCTGGCCCTCGAGCAGTTCGAGGGGCAAGACTGCGTGCTCGCGCTCGACATGGCGCGCAAGCTCGACTTGAACAGCATGGCCCGCCTTTTCTGGCGCGACATCGAGGGGCGCCGGCATTACTTCTGCGTCGCGCCGCGATTCTGGGTGCCGGAAGACACCGTTCGCAACACCGAGAACCGGCGTATGGCGGAGCGGTATCAGGCGTGGGTCAATCTGGGCTTTCTATTCGAAACGGACGGCGCAGAGATCGACTATCGCGACATTCTGGATGAGGCAAAGGAGGCGAACCGGCTGTGTCCGGTGCAATGCACGCCACTTGACCCGCACGGCGCGACGAACCTGTCACACCAGCTTGCCGACGAAGGGTTGACGCCAGTCACCATCGTGCAGAACTACACGAACATGTCGGACCCAATGAAGGAGCTTGAAGCGGCGATTACGTCGGGCCGGTTCCATCACGACGGAAACCCGATCATGACATGGTGCGTTAGCAACGTCATCGGCAAGAACCTGCCGGGCAATGACGACGTGGTGCGCCCGATCAAGCAGGGTAACGACAACAAAATCGACGGCGCTGTTGCGCTCATCATGGCGGTGGGGCGTGCAATGCTCGCCGATCGCGTCGATTCCGAGTCGATCTACGATCAAGGGGTGGGTGTTTGAATTCAATTGGTATTGCGGCCTGGGTGGCCGGCCTGCTCGGGTTTGCTCTGCTGGTGACGGGTGTCGTGCTGATCAGCTTGCCGGTCGGGCTCATCGTTGCGGGTGTCCTGCTGCTGTTGTGGGCGTTCGTTGCAGATCTCGCGGCGGCTCGCGCTGCGCGAGTCGTTCAGCCGAAGGAGTAGCTCAATGTTTTTCAGCAGGCAATTGCTGTCCAACCTAGGCCAAACGCAGATGAGTGCGGGTGGGTGGGTGTCGGCGTTGCTCGGTAGCTCGCGGTCGGACTCCGGGCAGGTAGTGACTCCGGCAAGCGCGCTAGCGCTTACGGTCCTTCAAAACTGCGTGACGCTGCTTGCGGAGAGCATCGCGCAACTGCCGATTGAGTTGTACGAGCGTTCCGGAGAGGACAGAAAACCGGCAACGGACCACCCGCTGTATTCGATTCTGAAGTACGAGCCGAACTCGTGGCAGACGCCGTTTGAGTATCAGGAGCAGTCGCAGGTAGCCGTTGGCCTTCGTGGCAACAGCTACAGCTTCATCGATCGCGATTCGGACGGCGTCATTCAAGGACTTTACCCGCTAGACAACGAAGCGGTGACAGTCATGAGGGGCTCGGACCTGAAACCTGTTTATCGAGTCCGAGGCTCCGACCCGATGCCGCAACGCCTCGTCCATCACGTTCGCTGGATGTCGATCAACGGTTACACAGGGCTATCACCGGTCTTGCTTCATGCGAACGCAATCGGGCATGCGCAGGCGATCCAGCAGTACGCCGGCAAGTCGTTCATGAACGGCACGGCACTGTCGGGTGTGATCGAGCGGCCGAAGGATGCCCCGGCGCTCAAGGACCAAGCCAGCGTGGATCGCATCACCGATGGCTGGAACGCGAAGTTCGGCGGATCTGGTAACGCGAAGAAAGTTGCGCTCCTGCAGGAGGGCATGACGTTCAGGCCGCTATCGATGACGAACGTCGATGCAGCGCTGATCGACGCGCTGCGCCTTTCCGCGCTCGACATCGCGCGGATCTACAAGATACCGGCTCACATGGTGAACGAGTTAGAGCGAGCCACGTTCAGCAACATCGAGCACCAGTCGCTCCAGTTCGTCATCTACACGCTGTTGCCGTGGGTCAAGCGGCATGAGCAGGCGAAGACGCGCGACCTTTTGCTGCCGTCGGAGCGCAAGCAGTACTTCATCGAATACAACCTCGCCGGGCTGCTGCGCGGCGATCAGTCGTCGCGATACGCCGCCTACGCGGTCGGGCGCCAGTGGGGCTGGCTGTCGATCAACGACATCCGGCGGCTTGAGAACATGCCGCCGGTCAAGGGCGGCGACATCTACCTGAGCCCGATGAACATGGTTGATGCCTCGAAGCCGCAGCAACTTCCCGTCGGGAAGTCTGAACCGACGAAAGCGGCAATCGACGAAATTGGGAGAATCCTATCTTGAAACCGCACCTCAGACTCGCAAGTCTGATTTTCAATCAGCCGCAGCTTGTCACGGACCCGATGATGTCGCTCGCCGTGCAATGGGCGAATCAGGCGCTCAACCTGAACATCATCAACCTTACCGTGAACGGTGCGCAGCCGAAGATCATGGAGGACGGCGAATTCGACAGCGGCGCGCAGATGGCTGCCGCATCGGAGCGCCGACGTGCCTTGGTCGCAGATACGGGCATGGACATCATTCCGGTGTCGGGGATTCTCGTATCGCGATCGGCGCACATGAACCCCTGCGAGCCGATGACCAGCTACGAAGGCCTGCGCTCTGCCGTGAATCAGGCGGTCGCAGATCCGGCGGTCGAACATATCGTGCTCGACATCGACAGCAACGGCGGGAGCGCGACCGGCGCGTTCGAGCTGGCGGACGACATCCGCGCTGCCTCGTTGGTGAAGCCGATCACCGCAATCGTCAACTTCTCGGCTTTCTCGGGCGGCTACCTGATCGCAGCCGCAGCGTCGAAGGTGATCGTCAGCCGCACTTCGGGCGTAGGGTCGATCGGCGTCATCGCCAACCATCTCGACGTATCGAAGCGGGATGAGCAGCAGGGGATCAAGGTGACGTCGGTGTTTGCCGGGGACCACAAGAACGATCTCACCCCGCATGAGCCGCTGAGCGACCAGTCGCTGACGTTCCTGACGAGCATGGTGCAAAACAGCTACAAGCAATTCGTCGACGCAATCGCGAACTTCCGTGGTTTGAGCACGCAAGCGGTAAAGGACACGCAGGCGGGAATCTTCTTCGGACAGAAGGGCGTTGAGGCTGGGCTCGCGGATAGCGTTGAGACGCCACAGGCAGCAATCAATCGCATCGCTGCCGAAGTTCGCGCCTCCCGAGCCGATCGTCAAGGCGCGAATGCGCGCCGTAGCGTTTCGGCTCGCGCGGCCGCGATGAACATGCAGGTGACGATGTAGCCAGTCGTCAAAAATCGGACTCTCGTTATTCAGCACTGGAGCGCGTTCGCGTCTCAGTCAAGCACTGCCGCCTTCGGGCGGCATTTTTTTGGGAGAAGAGTAGTGAACGTCAATGAACTTCGCCGCGAACGCGCAGCCGTCAATCAGCGGGTGCAAGCGCTGGCACAGATCGAGGTGGGCGGTACGGCGCTGTCGGTCGAGCAACAGGCCGAATTCGACCAACTCAGTTCGAAATTCAACGAACTGACCGCGCAGATCGAACGCGCGGAAGCCGCTGAACGCATGGCGGCTGCGGCGGCTGTTCCGGTTGACCCGAATCCGGCCGCCGTCGCGGCACCGGCCGCCGCGCCCGTGCATGCACAACCGAAGGCCCTGGAAGTGAAGGGCGCGAAGATGGCGCGCATGGTACGTGCACTCGCGGCGGCGCGCGGCGACGCGCAGCTCGCCTCGAAACTGGCGATCGAGCGTGGCTTCGGCGAAGAAGTCGCGATGTCGCTTAACACCCTTTCGCCGGGTGCTGGCGGCGTCCTAGTGCCCGAGAACCTGTCGAGCGAGGTCATCGAACTGCTGCGTCCGAAGTCCGTCGTTCGCAAGCTCGGCGCGCGCACGCTGCCGCTCTCGAACGGCAACATCACCATCCCGCGCCTGAAGGGTGGCGCGATCGTCGGCTACATCGGTGCTGACACCGATATCCCGACGACGCAACAACAGTTCGACGATCTGAAGCTGACGGCGAAGAAGATGGCCGCGCTGGTGCCGATCGCAAATGACCTGATCAAGTACGCCGGCGTGAATCCGAACGTCGATCAGATCGTGGTCGGCGACCTCACCGCCGCGATCGGCGCGCGCGAAGACAAGGCGTTCATTCGCGACGACGGCACGGCGAACACCCCGAAGGGCCTGCGCTTCTGGGCGCTTCCCAGCAGCGTCATCACCGCAAGCGACGCTTCGACGCTGCAAAAGATCGAAGCGGATCTCGGCAAAGTCATTCTTGCGCTTGAAAACGCTGACGCCAATCTGACGCAGCCCGGCTGGATCATGGCTCCGCGCACGTTCCGCTTCCTCGAAGGCTTGCGTGACGGGAACGGCAACAAGGTCTATCCGGAACTCGCCAACGGCATGCTGAAGGGCTACCCGGTAGGCAAAACCACGCAAGTGCCGATCAATCTCGGTGAAGCCGGCAAAGAGTCGGAGATCTATTTCACCGACTTCGGCGACGTCTTCATCGGCGAGGAAGAAACGCTGGAGATCGACTACAGCAAGGAAGCCACCTACAAGGACGTCGATGGTCACATGGTCAGTGCGTTTCAGCGCGACCAGACGCTGATCCGGGTGATCGCAAAGAACGACTTCGGCCCGCGTCACGTCGAGTCGATCGCGGTGCTGTCCGGCGTGGCCTGGGGCGCGTAAGCGAAGTCGCAATCGCGCGGTCCGCCCGTTTGTAAGCGGGCCGCGCATCGGAGAGAAACATGAAAGTGGTCAAGTTCGAGCGGCATTACGGGAAGTACACGCCCGGCGACATCGCAGGGTTCGATGACGAGCATGCGGACAAACTCGTCGACGCCGATATTGCGTCGGCTCATGAGGCGGATGCGAAGAGCGCAAAAGTATCGGCGAAGGGCGAGAGTGCCAAGCCCACCTTAGCGAAGGGGTAACGTGATATGGCTGCTGTTCTCGTCGAATATCTGGACGACGCGGAGCCGCTCACGTTCGAGGAGGTAGCCTTTCAGTGCCGCATCGATGACGACGACGAACGGGATTTCGTCGAGCGCATCGTGATCCCCGGCGCGCGGCAAGCGGCCGAGAGCAAGTCTGGCGCGGCGATACGCAAGGCGCGCTACGTGGAGCGCCTGTCGGGGTTTCCGCTTGCCGAGATTTCATTGTCTGTCGGGCAGGTTATCCGCGTCGACAGCATTGAGATCCGCGATGCATCGGGAGCGACAACGACGCTCGACGCCGACGCCTTCGAGCTTGTTCAGTTGGGGCGAGAGGCGCTTCTTGTTCCCGAGGGGCAAGCGCGTTGGCCTTTCGCGCGCGCCGTGACGATCACGTACCAGGCAGGCGTCGACCTTGCGCGATACCCGTCGGTGCGAACTTGGATGCTGCTCGCAGCCGCATGGGCCTACGACCATCGAGAGCTCTTCTCGGAGGGGCAGCCCATAGGAGAAATGCCGGGCGGATATGCCGACGTCCTGCTCAATCCGATCACTGTTCCGCCGAGGTTCTGATGAAAACGGGAAAATTGAAGGAGCGGATCGTCATCGAGCGGCCGAGCGGTGAGACGAATGAGAACGATGAGCCGATTCCGGGAGCGTGGATCGTGCATGCGCGGCCGTGGGCCGATGTTCTCTTTCTGAACGGAAAGGAGCACGTCATCTCCGGCGCGGTTCGTGGTGCAACGATCGCAAGCATGCGCATCCGCTATCGAGCCGGTATCGACGAGCAGATGCGCGTTCGCTACGACGGCCGGCTCTACGACATCACGGCCGTACTGCCCGCGCGCAAACGGGGGTATCTCGACCTATCGGTGAAGGTGGGAGAAAAGTATGTCTAGCATTCAGATCGTCGGGCTCGCCGACCTGCTTGCGGATTTCGAAAGGCTGGCGAAATCGCAGTCGACGAAGGCGCTTCGGCGCGCGACGGTGGCCGGTGCGAAGGTGATACGCGATGAGGCGCGTAAGCGCGCACCGAAGAAAACCGGGAAGCTGCGCCGCAATATCGTCTCAGCAGCACTTCGGCAGAAAGACGCTCCGGGCTTGGCGACAGCAGGCGTACGCGTCCGGACGAAGGGCAAGGCCGATTCGGCAAACAACGCGTTCTATTGGCGCTTTGACGAGTTCGGCACACAGCACATGAAGGCGCAGCCGTTTATGCGACCGGCGTTCGATGCGTCGATTGGCGAGGCTGAAGTGGCGATTCGCACCGAGTTGGCGCGCGCGATCGATCAAGCGCTCGGAGGGCGGCGGTGAGCGTGATCGTAATCCGTGACGCCTTGCAGGGCATAGGTGGTGCGAAGGGGTATCTCGGCGTCGCACCGGAGAAGGCGCCGGCGCCGTATTTCGTCGTCACGCGCGTACATGGCGCGCTCGACATGGCGCTCGCCGGGCTGACTGGTGGCCGTTCCGGTTCCTATCAGATCGACTGCTACGCGCCGACGTTCACCGACGCCGATCGGCTCGCCGACTTGGCAGTCGATCGTGCGATGTCGGTTCAGGATCGGTTCTCGGTCGGAGGTGTCGACGAGTTGCCGGACGACTATTCGGAGGACACGGGACTATTCCGTATCAGCTTGGAACTATCGGTCGAGTTTTGACCGGCACCACGACAATTCATTTGGCCCGCCGCGTGCGGGCTTTTTCTTTTGTGAGGGGTATATGGCAGCAGAGAAGAGCAAGCGCACCAAGGCGCAGGGAACCAAGGTCGAGGTGTCGAAAGTTGCGTCGACCGATCTCGACGCGGCCGATCTGGCGTTCGTCGATCTGAGTGCGACGGGCAAACAGATTCAGTGGCAGGGCGGGCAGTCGGAAGAAATCGACGCGACGACGTTCGCGAGCGACGAAAAGGAATCGGAGCTCGGCTTGCCCGATCCGGGCGAGTTCTCGGTCGACGGCAATTACCAATCGAACGACGAAGGGCAGAACATTCTGCGTGCCGCGCGCGCGACGGGCGAAAAGCACGTGTTCCGTGTCACGTTCGCCGACAAATCGCAGTTTCTGTTTGCCGGCATGGTGCGTCAGTACACGTGGGCGGCGTCGGTCAATGGACTGATCTCGGCGACGTACAGCGTGCGCGTGAGCGGTGCACCGAAGCTTGTACCGCCGCCGGTGGCGTAATTCCGGAGCGCTGATAGGAGATGAGCATGGAAAGCGAAAACCAAGGCGTGACGAGCCTGCGTGCAGCGGTGCTGAACCCGCTGACCGGTTGGCGGTACGAATTGATGAACGTACCGGAATGGAATGGCGAAAAGATCGCAGTGCGCGAGCCGACGGTCGGCGACCGCATGTTCTGGATCGAAGCGCTTCGGGACATCGCCGGGGTAACGGAGGGCGACGACGAAACGGCGGTTCGCGAGAAGTTCACGCGCGCGAGCGACGACGCGCACATGCAGGCGAATGCGCGGCTGTTCGTTCGTGTCGTGTTCGGTGAAACGCCGGATGGTTGGCGGCGGCTATTCTCGGACGACGATGCGACCGCGGTCGCGGCTGCGTTCGGCCCCGTGCACAACCGCATCGTCGTGAAGGCGCTCGAATTCGGCAAGCTCGACGTCGATCCGGTCGAAGACGCAAAAAAGCTCTCTGCCGAACCCCAGGCCTCCGCTTCCTGATGTCGCTTGCGCTGCGGCTTGGCAAGACGTTAGCCGAGCTGCGCGAGCAGATGTCGTCCGCCGAGCTGAGTCTCTGGATCGGGTTTGACGCGGAATCGCCGGTTGCAGACGATCGTGCGGATCTGCATGCGGCGATGATCGCGGCGGCGGCGTTTCAGTCGCAGGGCGCAAAGGTCAAGGTGTCGGACATGATGCCAAGATGGTCCGGCGAGCCCGCGACGGCGGAGGGAGAGGAAGGGGGCGGCGATCCGTTTCAAGCCGCCCTGATGCGCATGGCGAAGTAGGCGAGAAAACACTATGGCGACAAGCCTTCGCGAGCTGATCGTCAGCGTTACGGCGAATACGACCGAATACGACCGCCGCATGCGCGGTCTCTCGTCGACGGCCGGCTCGTATTTCAATGCGGTGCGCGACGGCGGGCGGACAGCGGATGCGGCGTTTGCCTCGAACGCCGCAAGCGTGCAGGTCACGGTGCGCGCGCTCGACGCGGCGCGCAGTTCGATCCGCGAGTACGCACAGGCCGCCGCAGCGGCGTTCGGCGTGCATCAGTTGATCGAGTACGCCGACGAATGGACGAATCTGAGCAACCGCCTTCGGATCGTCACGCGTGACCAGATTGATTTCGCGATCGCGCAGAACGACGTGCTGCGCATCGCGCGCGACACACGTCAACCGCTCGACGCGACGGCCGAGCTATATCAGCGGATCGCGAACAACACGTCGCATCTCGGTCTGACCATCAAGCAGGTCGGGCCACTCGTCGAGACGATCAGTAAGGCGGTCGCACTTTCCGGCGTGTCGGCTGACACGGCCCGGCTCGGCATCGTGCAGCTCGGGCAGGCGTTCGCGGCCGGCCAGTTGCGCGGGCAGGATCTGAAGAGCGTGCTCGAGGAACTGCCGGGCGTCGCTGATGCGATCGCGCGGGGCATGGGCACGAGCACAGCTCAGCTCAAGTCGCTGGCGGAAGACGGCAAGCTTACGGTCGAAAATTTGATCGACGCGCTGACGCGTGCCGGGGCGAGCACGAACGATCTATTCGGCAAGGTCAATGTGACCGTCGGGCAGGCGATGACGCGCCTGCAAACGGAGATCGTCGCGTACGTCGGGAAGGCGAACGACGCGACCGGCGCGAGCCAAAAGCTCGCGCAGGGGATCACGTACGTCGCAGAACACCTCGACGGCATCGTGAAACTCGGCGTGTCGCTCGCGGCCGGGCGGATTGCCGTGTACTTTGGGCAATCCGCAGTCGCGGCGACGCAGGCGGCGACAGCGTGGGTCGGCGCCCAGCGAGCGCTCGTCGAGGAGACGATCAAGCAACACGAGGCGGCGCAGGCAGCGCTCGCCAAAGCGCAGGGCGATCGCGCTGCCGCGGCGGCGAAGCTTCAGAACGCGCAAGCGGCGGAGGCTTCAGCGCAGGCCGAGCTCGCGGGCATGCGAGCGATGCGCGAAAGCCTTGCGATGCAGTCGGCGTTGACGGCTGGCTCGATCAAGTACACGGAAGCGAAGCTTGCCGAAGCGCGGGCGGTCGAGGCGACGGCGCAAGCTCACGTCGCAACGGCGCGCGCCAACGTCGCCGGCAGTCAGGAAATCGGCGCGCGCATCACGGGCACGCCGTACGCGGCGATCATCGCTCGCGAGACGGCAGCCGCACAGCAGGAGCTCGAGCGCGCCGAAGCGTCGCTCGCGCTCGCGCAGCAGCGGCGTACGGCGCTTGAGGCGGCAGCGAAGCAAGGCACGATCGACAAAGCGCGTTATACGGCGTCGCTGGCCGAGACGGACCGCGGCCTTGCGCAAGCCGAGCGTGATGTCGCGCTTGCCACGCAGGCTCGTGAGCGAGCGGAACGCGCGGCGACCGCGACCGCGGCGGGTCTGAAGACGGCGACCGAAAGCGCGGCGACGGCGCAGACGGCGCTCGCGCGTACGGGCACGATGATGCGCTCGGTTGGTTCCGGCTTGCTGGCGGCGGTCGGCGGCTTACCGGGGATTCTGGCGACCGTGGGCACGGTGGCGCTTGGGGCTGCCGCGAACTGGCTGCTGTTTCGCGACAACGCGAGCAGCGCGACGTCGAGTCTGATCGACATGCAGGCGCCGCTCGATCAGATCATCGACAAATATCGGCAACTGACGCCGCTGTTACAGGAATCTGAGCGGCTGCGCACGAAGCAAGAGGCGTCGCGGGCGGCCGATGACGCGCAGTCGGCATATCGGAGTTTGGCGACGCGGGCGGCGCAAAGTGTCATGGTGCCGACGTTTGGTGATGCGCCGTCGGTGGTCTCGGATGCCGATCAGGCAGCGCTCGATCGATTCCTCGCCGGCCTGGATCGCCTCAAGACGTCGAACCTCGGCGTCGACGAGAAATCGCGCGAGATCGGGCGACTGATCGACCGCTTCGTGTCGGCGACGAGCGGCGGCGAAGCGCTGCGCGAGGAACTGGTGCGCGCCGCGGGCGCGATCGACACGGCGGGCCTCGCTTCGCAGAAAGGCGCACAGGCACTCGCTGCAATGGATGCTGCGGCAAGGGGGGCCGCCGAGGGCGTTCGGCTGCTTTCTGACGCCAACAACTTCTTCGCCGGAGGCATGGCATCGGAGGCGTGGGAGAAATACGTCCACAAGCTCAGGGAAGAATCCGACGTCATCGGTATGACGGCCCGCCAGAAGGCCGAGTACGAAGCGCGGACGAAGGGCGCGAATGATGCGCAGGCCCGCATGGCCGGCCTCGTCGCCGGACGAGCGGACGCATACAAGTCGCTCGAAAAAGCGATTGCCGACAAGGATGCGAAAGCCGCAGCGGGGGCGCGAACCAACATCGACAATCTGACGCGCGAGCTCGCGCTGATGAATCAGCAGATGGTGGTCGCGAAGGCGCTTGAGGAGTTCCAAGCCGATCTGTCGAGCAAGAAGTTCGAGAAGTTCGGCTTCAATGCTGACGCAGCCCGCGCCGCGGCCGCCGCGCGCGGAAAGCAAGCCTTCGACGAGACGGTCGCCTCTGCCGCTGCACAGACAGCACGCGTGTCGATCAACGCGGTAGCGGCTCGCGCGGCGAAGGGTGGCGGTGTTCATTCGCTGGAAAGCGAGCGCATGCTCGACAACATCCGGCAGCGGATCGCGCAACTGCGCGTCGAGGCGGTCGCAACCGACAAGCTGACGCAGTCGCAAAAGGATCTCCTCGCGTTCGATCAAAAGGTGACGGATCTGCGCAGCAAGCGCAAGAAGCTGTCGGACGACGACAAGAGCCTGCTTCGCGATCAGCAGGCGATTCGCGGGATGTACGAGCAAGCGTCGCAACTGGAAAAGGAGGTGCGCTATCGCGACGCGATCAACAAGCTGAAGGAGCGCAGTGCGCAGATCGACGCGGAGCTCGGTGACTACGCGGCCGAGCGTCAGCATGACGTGCAGCGCGAACTCGGGGCGATGTCGATGGGTGACAACGCGCGCGAGCTGAATCAGGCCATCAATCGCGTGGGCGACGAGTTTCGCCGTCGACGGGACGAACTGACGAAGGGCGCGCGAAAGGACGGCACGCTTGGCTCGCCCGAGTACATCGCCGAGATCGAGCGCATCAACACAGCCGAGGCGGAGCAGGTCGCGCGCGAGCGCGGCTATCTCGAGCAGCGGCTCGCATTGCAGGCCGACTGGCGCGTCGGCGTGAGGCGGGCGATGGCGGTCTATCAGGAATCCGCGCAGAACGCAGCGCAGATGGCCGAGGAGGCGCTGACGAGTTCGTTCCGCAATGCCGAGGATGCACTCGTGTCGTTCGCGGCGTCGGGCAAGCTCAATTTCCGCGGACTGATCGACAGCATGATCGCCGACCTCGCGCGGTTTTCGGCGCGCGCGGCGATGTCTCAGGTGTACGGAGCAATCGGCTCCGCTTTGGGTTTCGGCGGTGTCTCCGATGCCGTCGGCGCGCTCGGTGGTGCGGCAAGTGCGGCTGTCGGCTCGAATGCCTATGGCTTTCATCTCGCGACGGGCGGGGCGGTGTGGGGGCCGGGCACGTCCACGAGCGACAGCATTTCAGCGCAGCTTTCGAACGGCGAGTTCGTGGTCCGCGCCGCAGTGGTGTCGCAGCCGGGCGTGCGCGCACACCTTGAGCGATTGAACGCAGGGGGGCGATCCGGCTTCGCGCGATTCGCCGCGGGTGGGCCCGTTGGCGGGAGCGCGGGAGGAGGGGATTCGCCGGCGCGCAACGGCGGGATCTCGGTTAGCGCGCCAGTTTCGATCGAGGGCGGATCGTCGACCCCCGCGAGCCTGATCGCGGTTGGGGAGTTCCGAAAGATGCTGGAACAGATGATACGCGAGCTCATACAACGTGAACTCCGGCAGGGCGGAACCTTGTGGAGAGCGCAAAACTGGATTGCAGGATGAAAGACACATTTGAATGGCCGTCGACGGTACAAGGGCACGGCGGCGATACGACGCTGCGTGTGCGCAAAGCCCAGTTCGGCGACGGCTACACCCAGCGGGCCGCAGACGGCCTGAACAATCGCGAATCGACATTCAATCTGCGGTTTGTCGGTAACGCGGCGAAGGTTGCCGCGATCATCGATTTCCTCGACCGGCATGCGGGCGCGGAGTCGTTCTACTGGACGCCGCCGCTTCGCGCCCGCGGACTCTTCGTCTGCGAAAAGTACTCCGAGCCGATCAAGAATGGCGCCGTCTACACGATGACGGCGCAGTTCGAAGAGACATTCTCTGTGTAGGAGTTCAGATGTCGGTACTTCAAAAAATCATCATGGGCGAGCCGCCCGGCGGAAGCGGCGGCGACAACAACCGCGTCGCACACACCAAGACGAACGAGAATTTCGGTGTGGTCGAACGCTCGACCCCGCTCGATATCGGGTATTTCAACGATAGTATGGACCTGACGCCGGACGATGTCGGAAAACGGTTCGGGCTGTGGATCGCCAATGCGGGAAAGGCAATCGGGCTCCCGCCCGCGTCGTCGGTGCGGCCGAATTCCTGCATTCACCTGTTCAACGTACAGGAGAAGGTATCGATCAAGTTGCAGGCGGGTGATCTGTCTCAGTTGACCGTGCTGAATACCGGCGACTGGGCGAAGTACGTGTCTGACGGTGTGAAGATCTGGCACGTCGCCGAGCGCGGCAAGATGATGTGGGACGAGGTCGTCGGCGGCAAGCTGACCGTGGGTAGCGATCTCTTCGCGGCGACTCAGAACGACGAAGGGCACCTTGTGCTTGGCAAGATGCCTGGCTATTTCTACGGAAATAGCGGGTCGGTGGGGTGGTGGTCTTCGGACGCCGGAGGATCGTACCAATACCTACTCAGCGACCATACGTTTCGCGTCAACGGCGAAGTAGTCGCTGTGTGCGACAAGGGGAACGCCCTTCGGTTCGACTGGGGGAAGAAGACGGCTGGCCAGCTCGGGGCGACGGTCGACGGCAAATACCTCGGCTATCTCTGGCACAGCGGCAACCTTGCACAACCGATGACGCTTGATACGCCGCAATACGTCGGGACGAAGAAGACGTTCACGCAGGCGCAGGAAATCGCCGTCGGTGCAACAGGGCTTCATACGCAAGCGTCGCTGTACCTGAACGGAATGGGCGGTCTTAGCTACCTCGGATTTTCCGGGCTGAACAATACCGTCGGCGCGCAGTTTCGGATTTCCAGCAACACCTCGGTCGCAGAATTGCAGTGCGTCAACTACAACGCGACATCGTTCGGGGTGTTGACCGCTTCGAATTTCAACCAGGCGTCGGATCGCGCTTTCAAATCCGACATCAGGACACTCGAAAACGTAATGGCGCGGCTGCGCGGTAAGCGGGGCGTGACGTACTTGCAAAAAAACAGTCCGGAAGCGGGGCGACAGGCGGGTGTCATTGCGAACGAGTGGTGGGATTTCCCGGAACTGCTCGGCGAGGGACCGGAGATCGATGAGGACGGCGATTTCATCGTGCGTCAGTACGACGAGAGAGGCAAGGAAATTTTCGGCGAGACCGGGCCGTCGAAGGGGCGGCCGTCGCTGACCTTCCGTTACACGAATGCTGTCGGCGTGCTGTTGGCCGGCTTGCTCGAGACGGATGCGGCGTTACAGGACGCGCTCAGGCGGATTGCGGAATTGGAGGCGGCGAAGTGAGTGTAACGGCAGACATCCAGCAGCTGGAGCCGGGCCGTCTGATTGAGTTTTTCGAAGTCGACTGTACGGAAATCGGCGCCGACGTGCTGCGCTTTCATCGGCATCTTCAGTCGACGTCGATCGTATGGCAGGGGCGCGAGTACGGGTCGTGGCCGATTCAGGCCACCGGCTTCGAGCAGACATCCGACGCGCAGCAGCCATCGCCGACGCTGCGGGTGGGGGACATCAACGGAACGATTTCGGCGCTGTGCGTTGCGCTTGGCGATCTCGTCGGCGCGAAGGTGTTCCGGCGCCGGACACTCGCGCGCTACCTCGACGCCGTGAACTTTCCGGCCGGCAATCCGACGGCGGACCCGAACGAAGAAATGCCGCCGCAGCAGTGGCGGATCGAGCAGAAGAGCGACGAGCAGCCGGGTTCGCACGTTGAATTCACGCTCTCGTCGCCGCTCGACTTCGGTGGCCAGCAACTGCCGAAGCGGCAGATCATTTCGATCTGCCAATGGGGGTATCGCGGTCCCGAGTGCGGCTATACCGGAGCGGCGTGTTTCGACAAGGACGACAACCCGGTAAGCGATCCCGCGCTCGATCGATGCAGCAAGAAGATCAGCGGTTGCGAACGTCGATTCGGTGTGAACAACCCATTTCCGTTCGGCGGCTTCCTGTGCGACACGATGGCGTGATGCACGAAACAGTTTCGATATGAGGACCCGCCACACGGCGGGTTTTTTTATGGACGAACAGATCAAGAAGGCGATCGAGGCGCACGCGATCGCAGAGTATCCGCGCGAGTGCTGCGGGTTGGTCGTGAAGACGGCGAGCGGTGAGACGTACGTGCCCTGCCGAAACCTCGCAGCCGCGCCGACGGAACAATTCGCGCTCGCATCCGAGGACTACGCCGCCGCGGAAGATGCTGGCGAGATCGCAGCTCTCGTGCATTCGCATCCGGGGGCGTTGGCGCAGCCGAGCGAAGCGGATCGCGCGATGTGCGAGCGCAGCGGCATCGCGAAGTGGGTGATCGTGTCGCTCGGCGTGCAGGCCGACGGCTCGATCGGTGTCGACGACTGGTGCGAGTTCAAGCCAGCCGGCTACGTCGCGCAGTTGGTCGGCCGCCAGTTCGTACATGGCGTGCACGACTGCTACGCGATCGTGCGCGACTGGTATCTCGCCGAGCGCGGCGTTTCGCTACCCGACTTCGAGCGCGAGGACGAGTGGTGGAACGACGGTCGGTCGAACCTCTACCTCAACCACTATCAGGACGCAGGCTTTCTCGACGTCGGCCGCGACGTGACGTTGCAGGTCGGCGACGTGTTGCTGATGCAGGTCCGCAGCAAGAACGGCGTGCCGAATCACGCGGGCGTGTATCTGGGCGACGGACAGTTCCTGCACCACATGCACGGCCGTTTGTCGGCGCGCGCGGTATGGGGCGGGATGTGGGCCGACTGTTGTTCGACGGTATTGCGCTATGTGGGGGACCGGCAATGAGCGAGACGCTTCGCACGATACGGTTGTATGGGGTACTTGGTGGGCACTTCGGCCGCGTTCATCGTCTGGCCGTCTCCTCGACCGCGGAGGCGGTGCGGGCGTTGTCGGTGCTGATTCCCGGCTTCCGCGCGTTCCTGACGTCGTCGCGCGACGACGGTCTGACGTTCGCCGTGTTCAACGGCATGCGCAATCTCGACAAGGACGAGCTTGAGCACCCGGTCGGGCGCGACGAGATCCGCATCGCGCCGGTGATCGTCGGCAGCAAGCGCGGCGGGCTCTTCAATACGATTCTCGGCGCCGCACTCGCCGCGGTTGGCGCGGTCGCGACGTTCGGTTTCGCGCAGCCGTGGGGCACGTCGCTGATGGGGCTCGGGGCGTCGATGGCGCTGGGCGGCATCGTGCAGATGCTCAGTCCGCAACAGGCCGGCCTCGCGGGCGCAGCCAACAACGGCACGTCGTACTACTTCAACGGACCCGTGAACAGCGCCGCACAGGGTGAGCCGGTGCCGCTCGTTATTGGGGAAATGATCGTCGGCTCGAAGGTGGTCAGTTCCGGGATCTATGCGGAGGATCAGGTTTGAAAAGGCTTCATGCTGAAGGGGGGCTGAAGCGGATCTACGGCGCGAAGGGCGGCGGCGGCGGCGGTGGCAGCAGCGAATCGCCTGACAGTCTGCATTCGATTGCGCGCGCGAAGGTGCTCGACGTGATCTCGGCGGGGCCCATCGTGGGGCTGGTGAATGGCTTTCAGTCGGTCTATCTCGACGGCACGCCGATCCAGAACGCGGACGGCTCGCTGAATTTCCAGAACTACACCGTCGACGCGCGAACCGGCACGCAGGATCAGGACTACATCCCGGGTTTTCCGGCCGTCGAGCGTGAGGCCGGCGTCGGTGTGCCGCTGACGTCCGACGCGCCGTGGGTGCGCCAAATCCAGAATACGCAACTGACTGCGGTGCGCGTGCGCTTCGGTGTGCCGGCGCTACAGCGTCAGGACACGTCGAACGGCAATATCACGGGTTATCGCGTCGACTATGCGATCGACTTGTCGGTCGACGGCGGGTCGTATGCGCAGGTACTGGCCGGTGCGTTCGACGGCAAGACGACGTCGCTCTATGAGCGCTCGCATCGGATCGAGCTGCCGCGCGCAAAAAATGGTTGGCTGATCCGCGTGCGCCGCATCACGCCGAACGCGAACACGGCGACGATTGCCGACGCGATCAACATCGAGGCGATTACCGAGATCATCGATCGGAAGCTCCGCTATCCGATGACGGCGCTTGTCGGCATGACGTTCGATGCGCGTTCGTTCTCGAGCGTGCCAGTGCGTTCGTATCACGTGCGAGGGATGATCTTCCGTGTCCCGACAAACTACGACCCGGAGACGCGGACGTACTCGGGTACATGGGATGGCACGTTCAAGGCAGCATGGACGAACAATCCGGCGTGGGTCTACTACGGCCTACTTCTCGACAAGCTCAACGGATTGGGTGACCGTGTCGATGCTTCGATGGTCGATAAGTGGGCGCTGTACGCGATCGCGCGTCACTGTGACGAACTGGTATCGGATGGGAAGGGCGGCAAGGAACCTCGCTTTACGTGCAACTGCGTGATTCAGACAAAGGCGGATGCGTTCAAGGTCGTGCAGGATATCGCGAGCGTTTTTCGCGGCATTTCGTACTGGGGCGCCGGGTCGGTCGTCGCGTCGGCGGACATGCCGTCCGATCCGGTCTATCTCTACACGGCCGCGAATGTCGTCGGCGGTGCGTTCAAGTACGTTGGTAGCGAGCGCAAGACACGCTACACGGTCGCGCTCGTCAGCTACAACGATCCGACGAACCAGTACAAGCAAGCTGTGGAGCCCGTGCAGGACGACGACGGGATCGCGCGATATGGCGTCATCAAGACGGAGGTCACGGCGTTCGGCTGCACGTCGCAGGCGCAGGCGCACCGGCTCGGGCGCTGGCTGCTGCTGACGTCGCGGTACGAGACCGGGACGGTGTCGTTTCAGGTCGGGCTCGACGGGACGCTTTGTGCGCCGGGACAGGTGATCGCCGTTGCCGACCCTAAGAAGGCCGGCCGCCGGATCGGCGGGCGCATCCGCGCAGCGGCTGGCGAAAGGATCACGCTCGACAAGGCGCCGACAATCGCCGCCGGCGATCGCTTCACGGCGATTCTGCCGTCGGGTATTGCCCAGGCGCGCGCAGTCAAGTCGGTCGACGGCGACACGGTCACGCTCGCCGAGCGCTTCGACGCCGATCCGGTGCCGGGCGCTGTGTGGATGATCGAAAGCCGCGAGCTCGCGGCGCAGCAGTATCGCGTGGTGAGCGTGCAGGAAAGCGACGACGACGGCCAGATCGTCTACGCGATCAACGCGACGCAGTACGAGCCGGGGAAGTACGCGGCGATCGACGACGGCGCACAGATTCAGCAACGGCCGATCACGATCGTTCCGCCATCGGTGCAGCCGCCGCCGTCGAACGTCCGCCTCTCGACATACTCGGTGGTCGATCAGGGCATTTCGAAAACAACGATGGTGATCGCGTGGGATGCAGCGAACCACGCGACAAGCTACGTCGTCGAATGGCGGAAGGATAACGGCGAGTGGGTGAAGGTGCCGTCGACAGGCGGCCTGCAGGTCGAGGTGCCGGGAATCTATCAGGGCAAGTACCTCGCGCGGGTGCGCGCCGAGAACGCGCTCGGCGTGACGTCGATTCCGGCGTACGGCGTCGATACGCAACTGACCGGGAAAACCACTCCGCCGCCGTCGGTCGTGTCGCTGACTGCGGCGGGCATCGTGTACGGGATCGATCTGAAATGGGCGTTTCCGGGGGACGGTTCCGCTGGCGACACGCAGCGAACGGAGATCTGGTACAGCCGCACGCCGAATCGCGACGACGCGACCAAGTTCTCCGACTTCGCGTATCCGCAGGCGTCGACCTCGTATCAGGGGCTCGCGGTCGGGCAGGTGTTTTATTTCTGGGCGCGCCTGGTCGACACGTCCGGCAACGTCGGGCCGTGGTTCCCGGCGAAGGGGCCGGGCGTGCAGGGTCAGCCGAGCACGGATCAAAGCGACTATGAGAAGTATTTCGCCGGCCAGATCGGGAAGTCGGCACTTGGCACGGAGCTGCGCGTGCCGATCGACCTGATCACCCCGCCGATGGCCGGCGACGCAACGATCTACGCGGGCGACGAAAGACTCAGTGCTGGCGTGTGGTCACTGCAAGCGGCGATCGCCGAGGGCGATATGGCGGTCGCGAAGAAGGTCGAAACAGTCGCGGCGCAACTGCACTCGGGCTCGAATCTGCTGAACGCCGCGGTGCAGAAGGAGACGATTGCGCGTGTCGAAGCCGATCATGCGATGGCTCAGGACATCACGACGGTGCAGGCGCAGGTGGACGACAACGTGGCTGCGGTGCAAACCGTTGCGAAGTCCTACGCCGACCTGAACGGACGTGTCGCGGCTTCATATCAGATCAAGGTACAGACGACCGCCGACGGCCACAAATACATGGCGTCGATCGGTGTGGGCATCGACAACGAAAACGGCGTCGTCGAATCGCAGGTGCTCGTGTCGGCGAAGCGGTTCGCCGTGATCGACGAGGACGGCTCCGGTGTGATCGGTGCGCCGTTCGTCGTGCAGGGCGGGCAGGTGTTCTTGCGTCAGGCGCTGATCGGTGCGGGCTGGATTACGAACGCGATGATCGGCAGCTACATCCAGTCCGACAACTACATCGCGGGGCGGCAGGGATGGCGGTTGGATAAGACCGGTTGGTTCGAAATCAACGCAGCGGACGGCAGCGGAAATCGGCTTGTGATGGATGGTAGCAGTGTCCGTGTCTACGACGGTAACGGCGTGCTGCGGGTGCGCATGGGGATGTGGTGATGACGAGCGGACTTCAGATTTTCGACGGTGCAGGTCGTCCGATCCTCGACGCCAAGTCGCGAGCGGGACGGGTGGTTGGGATTGCTTGGGCTGGCGGGAGCGATGGGAGTGTCGCGGCGGATATGTCCGGTGGGGAGCCGTTTTGGGCCTTCATGCCGCAACAGATTTTCTTTCGTGTATCGGGCGCCGAGCCGTCGCCGGTCGTCTCGATTAATGCAGGGGGAATCAGTTGGTCGTATAGCCCGAACTCGAGCGGATCGAACGCGTACACCCGAGTCCCCGGGTGGATCGTTTTTGGAGTGTATTGATGCCGGCAGGATTTCAGGCATTCACTGATACCGGTGTGTATCAGATCGACGGGCGAACGCCGAACTACCAGATGGTCCAATCGATGGCGGCGGATTCTGCGGTCGGTTCGTTGCCTTTGGCACGGAATGATGCTGGGCGGACGTTCATGATAGATCTTCCGAGTGTCACTTTCACTTTCTCGTCAGTGGCGGGTCCGATGTACGCGGTACTCGCATCTGGCACAGTGGGAATCACGCTGTGGGGTGCGAAGCGAAATGGAAGTTCGTATTCCGTGACGTTTGTCACCGAGCGACCATGTAACGTCCGACTGTTCGTGTTCGACCAAGTACCCGTCGCCGCAGGAAACTTCGGGTTGCAGGTTTTCGATGCTGGCGGACGATTGGTCGCGGATTCGTCGAAGCCGTTTCTCCGGGTCCTCGATGTGATCTTCGAGGATTACATGAACGGTGTTGGGTGGACAGTCGAGGGCGCACCTTCGCCGCCGTGGCATTCTCGGTCGTACGGCGTGCCAGTTCTGATTTCCGCTATCTACTCCGTTCATCGAGCGTGGAGCTATGACCCGGGGGTGGTTGAGCTCTCGTCGATTCGCGTTGACGGTGGGAATGTGTCTTGGGGAACGGCGCTGTACAACGGTGGGAGAACGCCGAATATCGCATGCTTTCGCGAGCAGTATCACTCGCGATTCATGGTGCTTGACGGGACGGGAATCGTTTAGCGGGTCGCCAAATATGGCGGCCCTTTTTCATTGCGAGGGGCTGATGCGAGCGAGTCCGAGTGAGGTGGCGAGTTATGTTGGAAGTGTTACAGCTGTTGCGTCTTCACTGACGCTGACGGATATCGGCGTGATCGTCGGGATCATGACGGCAATCGCGACGTTTGGGCTCAACTTCTTTTTTATGTGGCGCAAGGATCGCCGGGAACAGCGCGAATCGGACATGCGCATTCTGGAGATGGAGAGGCACGATGGCTGAAATGCGGAGGACGACTCTTGTGGGTGTTGTGGGGGCTGCTGCGGCAGCCCTTCTTTTTTCCGTCGTCCCGAAGTTCGAGGGCGTCAAACTGGTCGGGTATCTCGATCCGGTCGGCATCCCGACAAAGTGCATGGGCGACACGCGCGATGTCGTCGTCGGCCGGGCGTACAGCGAGGCCGAGTGTCGCTCGTCACTCGAAACGCAACTGATCGCCCACGCCGAACCCGTGCTGCGTTGCACGCCGGGGCTGAGAGGTCGTCCGTATCAGCTCGCGGCGGCCGTGAGCTTTGCATACAACGTCGGCGCGCATGCCTACTGCAACAGCACGACGGCGAAGCGCTTCAACGCGGGCGACCTGCGCGGCGCGTGCCGCGCGATCAACGAATCCGATAGCGGTCGGCCGCAGTGGGTCTTTGCGAACTGCCGGACCGTTATCGACCCGAAAACGAAAAAGCCTCTGCCGGTATGCGACACGCTACCGGGTCTGGTGAAGCGGCGTGCGGAAGAGCGCGCGATCTGCGAGCGGGGGCTCTGATGCCGAAAGCAGCTCCGTATCTGTTGGCCGCCTTGCTTGGCATGGCGGCAGGCGCGGGCGCCGAGTACCTGATCGGCGCGCGTCGGCTCGCCGACGAGCAGGCCGCGCGTGCGCTCGATGCGCAACGGCACGCCGAAGCGTTGGGCGCGATCTCGCGTGCCGCGCTCGACGCCGAGCGACGCGCGATCGCCGCGAATGACGCAGCCGCGTCGGCGGTGGCCGCCGTCGACCAACGAACCACGAAGGAGAGTAACGAGCATGAAGCTGAGAATCACAGCCTGCGGGCTGCTCTTGCCGCTGGCACTGAGCGGTTGCGCGTCGCCGTCCGACGCTGCACTGCAGCCGGTCGCGACAGCATGCCCGGCGCTTCCAGCGCCGCCGGCGTGGGCGATGGTGCCGCCGCCTATGCAGACGTCGACGCAGCGGTTGCGGAACGCGTTTTCGGCGTCGTCGGCGACGATCAGCGCGAGATCGACAAACTGACGGCCCTCCAGGGTTACGTCTGCGCGATCCGGCCGCAGTCGCCGGGATGTCAGAAATGAAAATCGAATGTAAACTCGGCGGCTCATGAAGTGAACAACATCTATGGACCTGAGATCGAATATGAAAAGAACCTTCGCCTACATGGCGCTTCCGCTTTGCCTCTACGTTTCCGCATGTGGCGGTGGGGATGATGGTGGTGGGGGATCGTCTGGCCCGGCAATTAAGCTCACCTATTCGGGCGCGCCGCTGGTGTCGGAGCAACGAGCGCGGGCGATGGCCGCGGGTGCCAACGTTTCGAGCAACCTATCGAGCCAGAGCAGCTCGGCGGATGGCGCGGCCACCATTGCCGCACTTCAAGATGCCTTCAAGGCCCGCGGCGCGGATGTCGGGGTGTATCCCGGCATTGTCAATGGAACGACGTTGCACCAACTCGTCATGTCCGAGAACAACGGAATCGGCCCGGCAATCGACGAAGTTTATAACTCGAAAACGAACATCAGCGAATGGGTGCTCGTCAATTTCCAGTTCGACGATATGACGGGCTATATCGATTCGAACGAGAAGTCGGAGATGGTGGATCGCTTCAAAAACGAACTGCTGATCTACGTGGAACGAGAGTATATGAAAGGGCGGGTGGTATTCGCCGCCCTCCCGATCATGTCGTGCGCTCCCGATAAGGTAGTCAGTTCGGTCGACGCAGCCGGACGCGCTGTTTTGACGACGTATCCGACCGCGTCTAAAGCGCTTTATCGAGCCATTGAAGTGGCTGCGAATAACAACGTCTTTCCAGTTGATACAGTTGGCGGTACGTCTCAGCCGGATGTCGCGCACATGGGCGCCGATTGCAGTACGCCGGATAAGGTCGCGCAAGACGCTCAGATCGCGAGCATCGTCGATCCGCTGGTTGAGCGCTACAAGGTAGCGCTCGATACGATCAACAAGTGCAAGTACAACCGCGAGGCCATCCCGGAAGAAGGGCGGTCCGCGCAATGCTGGGGTATCGAGCCTGTTAAGAAATAATGCTTGTTGCCCCGGTCGCCCGGCCGGGGCTTTGCCTCCAAAATCGGGTGCATTGCTTTTATCCAACTCCGGTGTTCGCGGAATTACGGATTTGGATTCCTGTCATGTCTGACAGGGTGGTTTCGGCAATTTCCCCCGTGCTACATTCCATCGAGAATTTCCTTGTGGAGAGTTCGACATGGGGTTTGCGATTATTTGCGAGGGGGACACGACCACGCATGGGGGGCGTGTGGTCGGCTGTAACGTCGCTAACACGGTTCATGGAAGGGCAATCGCATTGCTTGGCGACATGGTGACGTGTCCGCGGTGTGGTGGGATTTACCCGATCGTCAGCGTAAAGCGCGAGTTGAACATGACGTTTGGTGACAGGCCGATTGCTACAGACGGAGACAAGACCGCGTGTGGGGCAACGCTTATCGCGTCGCAAGGCTTCGCCACGGTTGCCCCTACATCAGGGGCCGCTGGCGGCAATTCGATCGGCGGTGGGAAGAGCGTCGTCCCGCAGTCGATGTCACGAGGGCCGGACAATCTATACCGTGGGCGCTTCCAGGTATTTGACGAGACGACTGGAAAACCGATCGCGAACCATCCCTACGTTCTGCAAACAGCGGACGGCCGGACAATATCCGGCCAGACAGACGCCGACGGCTACACGCAGTGGCACGAGGCAAACACGGCTGGATCGTTGCAATTTTCAGCCGAGTCGACTCAGGGGCCGGGCGAAGGCGGTGTTTTATGAGTGGTCGTGCCTACGGAGCCAACTCCGGTCAAGGTGGCATGTCGCCGAAGGGCGAAACGACGCCCGTGCGTCTTCGGCCCGCTACGCCCGACCCGGTCGATAAAAAGGTCATTTGCAAGGCCGTTTGTGTATGCAGTCGAGAACCAGACACTGGTGCATCGGGCCAAAGCCTCAAGCAGCAATGCGTTTCGCGCAACCTGCGCGACGTGGATCGGTCGATGGGGTGGAAGAGCCCGTACAAGTCGGAAGTCAACTACGACATGACGCAGATCCCTCCGTCGCCAATCATGCGCTCCGCGTCTCCCTTGGAGCCGCACCCTTACTTGCCAGGCTGGATTCAAAAATACTGGCCTGGCGGGAAAGATGCGTATCCCGCTGGCGCCGGTGCTGTTCGGCGCCCCGACGTGGTGATTGTCAAGGACGGATCTCTGCCGCCAACTCAGGACAACATCAAGAGCGTGGTGGAGATTAAATTCCCGCCTCAAGAAAGGGATCGCGAGCAAGAGGACGACTACGCACGCATTGCCGGTTCGCCCGAAAAGGTTGCGACTATGGGCCCCGGCGACTGTGACTGTTCCGACGATGACGCCAATGAAAGTCCGCTCCGAGCGGTTTCTGAGGCGCTCTCCGAACTCGGGCGTTCCCTGCGTCAACTACTTAACCGCAGTCCTGCTTCCCCGCCTGGCATGGGTGGTTTGCCGTTGCCACCGCCCCCCATAGTCGTTCCATAATTGAGCCTTCCTAGCATCGACGCGAATATGGATCAGAATTTTCTCGAATGGGCAAAGGCCAATCAGGGCAAAGCGCTGGTGCCCAATGGTCTTTTGGAACCTCGCTACGCAACCGGTGGAATCGGAGCGGCCGTCGTCGTGCGCGCGTCGCTCTATTTTGAGCGTGCATTCGATCCCGCCGTCCGCGCGGCGGTTGCCGACTGTTTCGACGACTACTGTGCTGTACCCGAATGCAAATTGACGTTCCTATGGAGTAACGGGAAGGCGGCGCAGCCGTTCGCGCGAGCCAAGCCTCTGCGTGCAGCAGCCAGTAAGCTCGGTCCTGAGGACCGTTTCGACTTCTGCTACGTTGGCGGGGAGCAAGCCTCGGACGCAAGCTTTTGGAGATTCGAGGTCGTGGGTCAGCGCCAGTGGCAAGAGAAGATGGGCAATCGCGGTCTCAACTCCCTAGCGTTCTCATGGCCGGTTGTGGCTGTCCAAGAGAACCCCGATGCCTTCGCAAAACTGTTCTTTGATGCTGCGCGCCGCTTAGATGCCGTTCAAGGTCAGGCGGGCTTCGCCGTCAACCTTTCCCCGACCGCTCCTCACGAGAATGAGGCGACGGAATACTGGATCGCGCAAATTATGCCGGGGCTCGATGTCGGCGACCCCGGATCGACTTCAGCCCGCGATCTGAAGGGCAAAATTAAATCCGTCAATTGGCTGACAGCCATCGGCAAGCCCATGTTGGACACCGTCGGCGGTGTTCGCGCGCTGACGTCGGAACTCCCTCCGAATTGGTTTGCCATTGGTGATTACGGTGCCGGCGTTATCGTCCGTGCGGGCGTATTGCCTGAGTCGGGTCTCTCCGAGCGCGAGGAGCAACCCCCGTTCTTGCCACCGGCCTACGTCGTCCTCGATAAGGCACTGCGGCGCGTGCGAGCGGAAAGCATGGACATTCTTCAGCGCGGCACGGTCAACGCCGGCGCGCCGGTCTACAACACGCGCGAATCAACGGCAGCGTGGCTGCGCCGCTTCGAGGTGGGCGACGACGAATTGCTCAGTGCGAAGGCTGCGATTCTCAAAACGCCGCGTTTGCCCAAAGGCTCGATTCCGAGCAGTAGTGGCGATCCAGTCTGATGCATCGGCAGTTCGCCGCGCCGCTCCCGTTTTGGGCGGGCAGTAGGTGGCCGGCGAGAGTGGCGTACGCCACAGTCGAGCAGGTCTTCGCATCTCATCGGGAAAGTTCTGGTCGTTCATCTTTTGTCCCTGCTACGTGATGCGATAGAACGCCTCTTCGCCGCGCTCGACTTCAAGGATGCGCTTTAACTGGTCGAGCGCGAATAGCTCCATCCCACGTTTCTCTGCCTCAGCTCGAGCTGCGTCGACGAGCTTTCGCGATTTTCCAACAATGTTGTTTCGCAAATATGCGATCTCGAGAGCCATGCGTTGCTCGAGCGTATGCCGGCCGACCTTCTTGCCTTCCTCAAGACGCCATTTTTCGCGCAGTTCAGCCCACGTTACCCGCTGAAATTGCGGGATTGATTTCGGCGATGCGCCGGGCGGCGCGTCGTCTGGCGACTCCCAGCGCTTAGACTTGAGCTCTTCGCGGGCCCGCCACTCGTCCGAAAAGGGCGCGACCGGTTCTCGCATACGGGCGAATGGGGCGGCACGATCGATTTCCTTCTCGACAATGTAGCCAAGCCTCCGTAGCGGCGCCCCATACTCGAGCAACGACGGGTCAATTGCGCGCGCCCGCCGCGACGCATCTGTGATGCAACTGCGGAGCTCCCACAACGTGAGGCGTTGGTGCTGAACTTCGAGAATCAGCCGTTGGACGTCCGCATACGTGCAGCGCGTCCACCACTCAGTCATCTCGGATAGCTTGGGCGGATTGAACGGTGGCAGGATCATTTCGTAATACGAGAAACCTGTAATTTTATACAGTATATATTGGACTATGATGAAGTGATCCATCCCCCGAAAAGAGGTGCCGTCGTGTGCACCAACTATCGCGCCCCTGACGAAGATCCGGGCATCAGCGAGCTACGGCTTGGTCTGATCGACCTATGGAAGAGAACGCCTTGGGAGCCTGAGATTTACCCGGACTATCTCGCGCCCACAGTGGCGATGATCGACGGGCGCGTCGAGGCGTTCCTCGCGGGGTTTGGTTACTGGCCGCGTGCGATGCAGAAGGCGAACATCGATAAGGCGAAGGCTGAGGGCAAAGTGCCGCCGATCATGCGTAGCACGATGAACGTGCGTGACGACAATCTTGGGAAGTCGCCGCTATACGGGCCGGCATGGCGCGCAGGTCGCCGCTGCCTGATTCCGACGCAATGGATCTACGAACCGTGCTACGAGACCGGCCGAAACGTCTGGCATCGAATCGGGCTGGCTGATTGGCGGCCGTATTGCGTCGCAGGGATCTGGCGCACGCTGAAGAGTGAGGATGGAAGAGAGACGCACACGATGGCGATGATCACCGTCAACGCCGAGGGCGATCCCATCATGTCGCGCATGCATAAGCCCGGCGACGAAAAGCGATCGGTCGTCATACTTCGGCCGGACGATTGGGAAGAGTGGCTCACGACGTCGAATGCTGAAGCCGCTCGCGCGATGTTGCAGATCTATCCCGCGGGCGACATGGTTGCAGCGCCAGCACAGTGA